AGTGTATACAGAATTGCGCTTTATTGCGTCATTTAATATTTGTTGTTCACCTGTATATAATTCACTACCCATGCCAGCCATGTTTTCTGACATACCATCTAGTACTGATTCACTGGAATTCTCATCTTTTAATTTACTAATAAAGTCATCAACTATGCTACTAGCCATTGAACTTTGTTGATCACCAATCAATTGTTTTACTTCAGCAAAAACTTTTTCAGTATTAACATTAACTCGTCTACGACTTTGACGTAACGCAGTTAGTCCTGCTTCAGCAGCTTGTTGTTCAAACGCATGTAATTGGTCACTTGTACCTTGTGTTTCTACATAACGAGTGATTTGCTCACGTACTGGTTTGATCATCATCATACCATTTTTGTGCATACAAGCATCCATGATCCAACGCTCTAAAATAAAGTGTGGGTCATTCATTTGATTGACAACTTTACTAACCATATCGTTGGCTTGTCTAGCTGCTACTTCATCATCTTGACCATCAGCTACAAATTCAAAATTGATCTCGCCATTTGGCATCAAGCCTTTAGCAATAACAGCAGTAGCATAATCTACTACAGGTTTAACTGATGGGTGAATGTAATCAATGCCATTTACAGGAGCAGTACTGTCAGTGACAGCAAGGCAAAGATAATGATAATCACTGGCTCTATTAACAGCATTTTTAGTTCCTAAATAGCGCAAATAAGACGCCATTTTAACGTCCATTTGATTTTTCATGCGTACAAATCTAGAATTAATATTTCTATTTTGATTTATATCTTGTACTGGAATGTTTTTAATATCCAACATATTGGGAATTCCTTTTTATATACTATTTAGTCTTTTTAATTTGATGCGTTATAGGTCGTTTTCCAAGCAGGCTTATTGCTGTCATCTTTACGTACATACCTATCTCGTTGCGCCATCATTCGTTGTTGAGGAGTTCTATTGTCCCATGGCTCGCAAATGCCCTGCAAACACGCCAATAATCCATATCTACAGCTATCAATACAATCATCTGGGTCTGAAAATCTACCCTTTTCATCTACATAATAGTTTTGTGCTTCACTTAGAAAATGTGTGCAGTTTTCGTTTACCATTAAACTACCAACTTCAAGCATTTGACGCATTTGGTTGATACCATATGCTTTGTGATTTGTTACACGACCTTCGCTGTCAGGTGGATTCATTATAGCTTTCTCATATACATTTAATTCATATTGTTCAAATAGTTCTCTAATACTACTTGCACTCATAGTATATCTACCACTTGTGTTTGCATCAGCTGGTAATACGATTGGAGTACCAAATACTTCTGGTCTCAATAAATGATTAATGTACTGAGTTGGTACAGCTTCTTCCATTCCCTGCACTACAATTTGTTTGTGCAAGTATGCTGTTCTTTCATATGGTTCCCAATACATTAAACTAATAACTGTTTTATCATTTACTAAACCCAAATCAAGTGAAATTACACGTTGTATGTTTGGCATACGTTGAAAGTCAATCTCGCCTGTTTTGTATGTAGGCCAGTTATTTAATTGGAACACTGCTCCTTTACCCATTACAGGTTTACCAGCAATACGTGCTTCACGTTCATGTGGTAAGTAATCTCGTTCTAGTTGTCTGCGAGTTGACATTAACAAGAATGGTTGTCCCCAGGGATCATACTCAGGTACATCGTCCCAACTTACACGAATAAACTCATAACCTTCTTCTCTATTCCAGAACTTACTAACTAATCCATTAAGACCTTTTAATGGTGTAAACGAACACAACACTTTACCCTGTGTTGTTGCAGTTCTAGTCACTATTTCACTAAAGAAATCATCCGGTGGTTGTTCGTCAAACACAGCAAGATTTAACTTGAAACCCTGCAATTGACGAACTTCTTGTGTGTAGTTAGCAAATAACAAATAACTATTAGAACCTGATTTATGGCGAATCTCTACACCAATGCAGTTTGCTCCATCATTACGCATTGTATTAACAACAATACATTCACGAGGAATAGCGCCTGTACCAAGATTGTCAGTAATCTTAACATCTTGTGTTCCCAATAATTCATTTTGCAATACTAACGCTACCTGACTCCAGCCCTCACCTGCTACCATACAAGTAATACTTTTATCAAAACGATAGCCTTCCCACCAATCAGGATATTGCCCTGTTAAATGCATTGCTGTTTCAAAACATGTTGAAACTGTTTTACCAATACGATTAGCTGCAAGTATGCCTCTGCGTTCATGCTTACCAGTTAAGAAAAAACTCTTTTGATGTTCAAATGGTCTAAAGTATTTCAGTTGATGATACTTCATATCATCTGCAATAGTTATACTCAAATCCATTAAACTATTCTTTAATGGGCCTGGTATAGTTTTTAAGCTGTCAATAGTTAGATTGTTTTCGTCAACAACATAGCGCAAGGCTCTGGCCATCAAAGTTTCTGAACCAATCATTATTCAGTCTCTATGGGATAATGCTGATTTATAATACTTAAATAATACAATCCATGACTTAAATCATGTATGTCTTGCGCTGTACTTTGCCATGTTGATGTGTCTGCCATGTCACTAGGCTTTCTAGTTAATATGGCTTGTAGTCGTTCTGCGGTTAATCGCATACAATGTTCTACTTGTCCAGGGAAGCGTTCTTTAAATGCTTCCCTATGTACTTTATTGACTTTTTGTAAAATCAAAGTGTCACGAACTAAATTTTCTTCTTTAGTTTTCTGTGCAATATGTATTTCATTATCTCTAGGAGATAATGGAACATTCATAGTTGAACCATCAGTTCGTTTTATCATTTACTTAAATCCCAAGGATTGTGTGCTACTGAATCATTCAATGAAACGAATTCTCTATCAATCCATACTTCCCATTGATTGGTATTGTTAACTCTAAAAGTTTGCATCATAGCACGTAGGCGTTTACCTTGTGGAGTTAATGTTCCATCTTCACGCATAATAACTTGTTCACCTGTTCTAGGATCAACCCACTTAATAACTTCTGGTCTAGTGCGACCATACTTATCAATCTTTTCACCATGTGGTTGTTGTGATAGTGGACCTAATATTTCATAGCTAATCATTCCGTTTTTATATTTACGGAACATCATATGAACCTTTTTATCTTGCGCTCGTTGATTTGGATCTGGATGAGGAATAATAGGACTATAAAATACGTTTTGAGTTTCACTACGAGCAGGTAAACTACCGTCACGTGCTGGTGGTTCTTTAATTGGATCAACTGGTACTAATTCAGTACGGTCAATATATGGATTTTCTGTGCCCTTAAAACTTTCAGCAATATCAACACCATTAAGTGTATCCATTGCAACTTGATACTTTAGTTTGTTTGCACGACCTTTTAAGTTTAATACGATTCCAGTTTCATCGTATACAAAACGTTCTAACTCTTTTGCAGTTGGAAAGTCAGTCATTAGTCCTTCTAAGTCATATTCTGAACTATTAAGACTAACTGGGGGAGTTGGCTTTTTAATTTTTGATGAGTCTGCGATATCAGTTGAAGCTACTTGCTTTTTAATTTCATCTTTAACTTCAGTTTCCCAGATATCAGTTGATGTAGGTGTTTTCTTGTTCATTTCTTTTCCTTTTTACTATGCTATAGACAGGGTAACCCCATGTCACCCTGTCTTTATACTTACAAATATATTTATTTTTTATATTTGCCAGGCAATTTACTTCCATTGCTTGTTGGATTAACTTTAGGACCTGTGCGCTCATGTAATCCCTCTAGTGCTGGATTAGTATAGCCTGCTTGACCACGACCGCGCATTTCTAATGCACTTGTGACCATGTTAGCTAACACAGATTTTTCACTGCTTGACGTTGATTTGTCAGCCATGAATTGTGAACGCTTTGATGGTGTACCTGCGTTACCAGTTGTAGGTCCGCGTTTTTGATTGATTGCTTTACTTTGTGGATTAGACATTTTGTTTTCCTTTTATCCTATAACTGTAACTGGCGAAATATATACGTTGCCATCACCACAGTTACTTGTAAAATATACACCAGTTGGTGTACTGTTTGTTACTTGAATGAAACTTTCACTATTTGGTAATAGAAAAACTTCACTGGTTACTGACTGAGGCCATAGTGGAGTACCTGTTATAGTGAATTCAGTAATTGCACCAAGTACACTAACGTCTGTTATTGTAATTACTATATCGTTTGTTACTGATGCGCCACCAACGTCAACGCCACCTATAGTTATTGTTTCTGCAACTATATAGTCAACACCACCGTCAGTAAATGTAACAGTATAACCTGAGCTAGCTACAGTTACGTTAATAACTGCGTTTAATCCAAATACACTATCTGTATTATATGGTACATTTACAAAAGAATAAGTTACAGTTTCTGGAGTCCATGTTACATCAGCTACGTTAGCCGCGCTTGAATTAATAATTTTAACTGTATTAACACCCATACCACCTGTAATTGGATTAATAGAGTCAGCTACAGCAATATTACCTGCATAGGTAGTGCCATCACCACAGTTACTTGTAAAATATACACCAGTTGGTGTACTGTTTGTTACTTGAATGAAACTTTCACTATTTGGTAATAGAATAACTTGACTGGTTACTGACTGAGGCCATAGTGGAGTACCTGTTATAGTGAATCCAGTAATTGCACCAAGTACACTAATGTCTGTTATTGTAATTACTATATCGTTTGTTACTGATGCGCCACCAACGTCAACGCCACCTATAGTTATTGTTTCTGCAATAACATAGTCAATACCGCCATCGGTAAATGTAACAGTATAACCTGAGCTAGCTACAGTTACGTTAATAACTGCGTTTATTCCAATTACACTATCTGTAGTATATGGTACATTTACAAAAGAATAAGTTACATTTTCTGGAGTCCATGTTACATCAGCTACGTTAGCCGCGCTTGAATTAATAATTTTAACTGTATTAACACCCATACCACCTGTAATTGGATTAATAGAGTCAGCTACAACAATATTACCTGAATTAGTATTACCATCACCAAGTAAAGTTAATGTTGTGCCTGCTACTTGATAAGTTGTCATAGTTGATTACCTTTCGTTGGACCACGACCTACGTTAATCTTGTCTGCGTTGCCCTTGTAATTTTGTTCACATTTAGGTTCCCATGTACGAGTACCACCTGGAGTGCGAACTTGTGGATTTGCACTACCTTTAAACATGTCATGCCCTGGATGGCAATTGGGCATACTTGAAGTACCTGGAGTAGATTTAGTGCCTTTGTTACCAACTGTTGGTCCACGACCTTTATTGACTAATCGTCCATCATTTGCATGACCAGACCATTCGTTTACTTGAACTTTACTTGAGTTGTTACGACTATACCCTTCGCCACCCATGTAACTTAAATTGCTATCTTTCATTTTGTTTTTCCTTTAGAAGATTTTTTAGCCGCTTGTCTTTTTGTAGCATATGCAATAGCTACGGCCTGCTTAGGGGGCTTTCCGGCAGCAATCTCTTTTTTAACATTCTGTTTGAATGCTTTTGGCGATGTTGATTTCATTAACGGCATACTACTATTTAGTCTTTCTTTTTACTGTTTTGGCTGACTCTTTAAAAGCCTTAGCTGTTGGCGCGCCTTTAGTGCCTGGCTTACGCATACTCTCGCCCGAACCACTTTTGATTCTTTCACGTTTTTTATGAATGTTTGCGTATAATCCGTTTTTCATTTAATTATTTAGTCTTTCTGTAAACCAGTAAGTTTGGCTAATGCTTCACTAAACGCTAATTGTTTAGCTTCTACTGCATCAGCACTGTCAGTAACTTCAATTCTAGCCAATGTATTCATTACTTTGTTCAATATCAAATTGTGATATTTTACTGTTAGTTGACTATCTCCTCTATTTCTAGCTTGTAGAAAATCTTCAACTAAGATTTCTTCGTAATTCTTACCTTTTGTCTGTGTCTTTATACTGGTTAATAGTCCCTCAACAGTTACGTACTCGGTAGAACCTTTTGGTCTACCTGCACCCGGACGTACACCGCCCCTGCCACCGTTAGGCTTGTTAACTTGTTTCTGTTTCAATTCTTTAGCTTTTTCCATAGTAGTATTTATCGGTTGGTTTTTTGAAAAGTTAAATATCAGATTGAAAGGAAATGCAATGATTAATTATAATTGGGAATCAGCAACTGGTAATGATGTGCAACACATCGTCAATATGGCAGAACAACATTTTCAAAATGAAATTGATACAATATTCAAGCCAGAGCCAGTAGTTTATAGTAGAAACATTACATTAGCAGTTGTCAATCAGTTTTATTCTCCTTCTACTGAATTAGTTAGTGTGTGTAAAGACAATGAAAAACTCTTAGCATATACTTGGGCAAAAGCAAATGAATCTAGTGCTTGGAGTGATGATAAAATGGTTGTCATTAAAATGGCTCATGTTGATTTAACATTGTCTACTAAACATCGTGTGTTGTTGATAAAAGATATGATGACTATCTGGGAAAACTTCGCTAGATATTATCAAATACCGATCATCTGTTCAACCACTATGCGTAAAGAACAAGATAGTTTCTTAAAACTTCATAGTAAAAATGGTTACGATGTTCGTGGAAGTTATGCTTATAAAAAAATTAGTGCTTAACAAACTCGCCTGCCAATTCGTTGATACCCATACTAGAAAGACACAAAATCATATGGTTCTTGATAGCACTATCGGTGTCTTAACTTAGTCTAATGTAGCAGATAACATCCAAATGTGTTTTGCAATAGCTAAGATTCTATCTTGTGCATAGTTTGCAATCTCTTGATGACCTTCATCTTCACTAATACTCATTAAATCAATATAGCATCCTTTCAAATGATCCAAATCATCTCTTACTTCAGTTATTAATTCTATACTTGTGCCTTCAATTTTACTTGCAGGTATATGACTGTCATTAATTACATCAGTGATATCACATGGCATGTACTCACCCAGTGTGCGTAACAATTCTGCAATTATATCAATTTGATCTTGCAAATCTTCGTAGACTTTTTGTAATAGTTTGTGGTCACTTGCAAAGTTTCTGCCCATGATGTTAACATGTGCTACGTGACTGCGAAAGTAACTTACGAAATTGTCATTAAAGACTTGTGTTAATTGTTCTTGTGTACTCATGTGTTACCTATTAATCTGTGCTAATTCTTGTGGTGTCCATGGACGATTAGTCATTGGATTAATCTCCATACCACGATATGGGCCTTGTTGAGGTACTGGATAGTTTTGACCTATGTTACCTGGTGTCAACATAGCTGCTGCTGCCGTACCGCCTTTAGCTACATTTTGTAAAACTTTATTCATTGCTATTTCACGAATTTTATTTGTGTAATCTATACCACGTTGAACCATACTTGATGGTTGTGTTGGTGGTGGTGTCGTAGGGCTAGTTGGTTGAACTGGGCCACTACTTAATCCACCTTGTTGTACAGTTAAACTAGGGCGACTTGCGTTAACTGCTTGTTGTGTTGGTGTGGCGAATGAACGAGTTGCTTGTTGTGCTTGTTGTGCTTGTTGTGCAGTAGGAGTCCCTCTAAAATTTTGAATTAATTTTTTTCCACCATAATATGCCGCTGCAGCGGGTACACCATACTCTACAGCTTTTGTTGCTGCGTCTAAGCCTATACCCTGAGCAAGACCCGTGTATTCTTCGCTGCGATCCATAGCACCAACACCTTGTTGTGGTTGTGGAGTATTGATTGATTGCACATATTGATTAATCTCATCTTCAGTGTAACCAGCAGCTAATGCTTCTTGTCGTTTTTGTTCTAATTCTTGTGGATTCATATTATCTTCCATAAATTTCAGCTAG